AAAATGAATCCGAACTATTTGATTAAAAATATCTTGTGGACTATTATCATAGTAATGATGCTAGCGATAGTTCTGTGTACAAGTGGTTGTGGTACAGTTGCCGGTTTGGGCAACGATATTTCAGGTGCCGCCAACTGGACTAAAGATAAAATGACTGGAGATTCTAAATGAAAAAAACCCTACTACTATTACCTATCGTTGCCGCTTTGGCTGCTTGTGGTACTACAGACCCATACCAAAAACGTGCAGACAATGAACGTGCTTACAAAGAGCGCCAAGTCGAACGTGCTATTGACCAGGCTCCTAAATGGATGATAGTTACACCAATTAGTAATTCAGCAGTCTATGCCGCGGGTACTAGTGCAAGCGGTGACTACTCAATGGCTTTCCAAAAAGCCAAAGCAGATGCATATGGCAAAATCTGTATGACTGCNGGCGGAACGGCTAGTCAGCGTACTAAAGTATATAAAGCAGATACAGCAGATTCCAGTTCAGAATATTCAGAAATGATCTTGCGTACTTCATGCAAGGAAGTAGATCTTACTGGCGTCGAAACTACTGAGAAAAAGATTGTTCCAGAGGGTAATCGTTTCCGTGCATACGTTCTAGTAGCACTACCTACAGGTGATGCTAATATTCTTAGAAAAGCTAAAGATCAAGCTAAGTTGAATGAGATTGCGGCTCGCCGTGCTCCTGAAGCATTTAAAGAATTAGACAACTAATAGCTATGGAGTTTTTTCAGCCGCTACGTGATGACCTGATGGTTCAACAGCAGATCTCTAATTCCTGGGAGCATATGGTAGGAGTTATCATGCTTAATCAGACTGGACGTAGACCAGTTAAGTTAGCCCTACCAGAATTCCTTTATTGGTTTCCTACTCCGCAGGCGTTACTCAAGGCCGATCCGGACTTTGTCAAAACTATCCTAGCACCCCTGGGCATGATGACTGTGCGGTATAATCGATTAATTGGTATGAGCCGAGACTATTTGACTTGGGATGGCGAAGATGCTACAATGCTGTACGGTATTGGAAAATACGGATCAGACAGTTATGAAATATTTTTCAAACAGAATTATACTGTAGAGCCTACAGACAAAGAATTAAAAAGATATTTACAAGAGGAAATAGGATGCCAAATTTAGTACCAATGGTTATTGAGCAAGAGGCTCGAGGTGAACGCAGTTATGATATTTACAGTCGTTTATTAAAAGATCGTATTGTTATGCTGGACACAGATGTAAACGAGCATTCTGCTAGTTTGCTAGTAGCACAGTTGTTATTTTTGGAAAGTCAAGGCAATGAAGATATTACTTTCTTTATTAATAGTCCAGGCGGCGTTGTTACTGCTGGTATGGCCATTTACGATACAATGCAATTCATTAAACCAGATGTTGCCACAGTCGTTATGGGACAAGCGTGTAGTATGGGTAGTTTGCTGGCTACTGCTGGTGCTCCCGGCAAGCGTAAAATGCTTCCAAATGCTCGCCACATGATCCATCAGCCCTCGGGCGGCGCAGGTGGACAAGCTACAGACATGGAAATTCAGGTAGCTGAAATCATTAAAATGAAGTATAATTTAACCAGCATTTATGCCAAGCACAATAGCAAGGGCAAAACTATTGAACAATTAATGGCTGATATGGAACGCGATAAGTTTATGAGCGCAGAAGAAGCCCTAGAATACGGTTTAATTGACGAAATTATAACGAAACGCCCGTAAAACATGTAATAAAATGACACTCCTAGTATACTATAAATAGTTTTACTAGGAGTGTTATTGTGGCCCAGCTACCCTTTAATTGGTCGGAAATTACTGCATATGACTTATATTCCATGTTCTACTCGCTTAACGGCGAATTAGTAGGCAAGGATTTATCCCCTAGTCAAATCCAGAAACGAATTAATAAGGGTATTAAACCCTGGTTGCCCATTAAGTTACGCAAGTGTATTCATTCACCTACTACTAAAGGCTTTATTTTTCTAGGCGGCGTTTATTACAGCGATTTAGATAAAAAGGGAAAACCGGCTATCGAAATCAACTTTAATTTTAATCCCACAGATAAAAAATTGAAGCTCACACCGTATCGTTTTAAGCGTATGTGTGTCCGATTTGCAGATGTAGTTCTTCACGAAGTAGTACATATGCGCCAATTCCGCGCTCGAAATTTTAAAAATATCCCAGGTTATCAAAGCACTGCAGAATTAAGTAAAACTCGCAAAGAGCAAGAATACTACGGTGATACTGATGAAATGGGCGCTTTTGCATTTAATACTGCTTGCGAATTGGTTAGACGTTTTGGATATGATCCTACAAGAATTAGGCATTACTTAGATTCAAACGAGTGTCGACGCCATAAAAATTCAGACTGGCAATCATACTTAAAAACGTTTGATTGGAACCATAATCATCCAATTATACGCAGAATGAAAAATTTGATTATGCGCCAATTAGAAAATGCTTATATTGGTAAGCCATTTAAAACTAATAATCACTTGACATACTAGCTCTAAAGATGCTATAATAACTAATATAGTTATTAGAAAGGTCTAAAATGAGCGATCCCTGCCAGTATGTTATTTCAACCCTAGAAGATCATCCTAGCCGCTTAAACAAAGAGGCTATTATTCTTGCTCAAGCAGAAGCAGGCAATGATGAGCTATTTGCTGGTATGCGACTAGCATTAGATCCTATGACTACGTTTGGTATCAAACAAGTAAAGGAAAAAACAGATGAAGACGGCCCTGGCTTACCTTGGAGTGAGTTTACTTCTATTCTGGATGGCTTTATAAATCGCACAGTCACCGGCAATGCCGCTCGTGATACCCTGGATCAGATGATAGCACAGGCTACTAAGAGTCAATGGAATGGATGGTATCGTAGAATCCTAATTAAAGACCTACGTTGCGGAGTTAGTGAAAAAACTGTTAACAAAGTGGTGGAGAAGAAATATGCTCAATATACAATCCCTGTGTTTAGTTGTCAGCTTGCTCACGATAGTGCTAACCATGAGTCCAAAGTTTCAGGCAAGAAACTTATTGAAGTCAAGCTGGATGGTGTTCGTGTTATCACTGTTGTTCGTGCAGATGGCCGAGTTGATCAGTTTAGCCGCAATGGCAAAGAGCTCGTAAACTTTCCACATATTAAAGAACAAATTAGTAGTGTAGTTAAATCCAAAGGCACAAGCAAAGGCATGGATCTCGTATTAGATGGCGAAATTATGTCTAGCTCATTCCAGGACTTGATGAAGCAGGTACACCGTAAGAGTGATATCAAAGCCAATGATGCTGTATTAAATTTGTTTGACATTATCCCGCTAGCAGACTTCGAAGCGGGTGCTTATGATAAACCGCAAAGTGTTCGTAGCACAATGGTTAGTTTTTGGGTCAACGAAAACAAAGATATGTTGTCTAATGTAGAAGCACTAAGCAACGAACTTGTAGACTTAGATACCGAAGAAGGTCAGGCTCGTTATAAAGAAATCAATGCCAAGGCAATTGCAGGCGGATACGAAGGCATAATGCTTAAGGATCCAGATGCTAGTTATGAATGTAAGCGTTCAGTTGCATGGTTGAAGTTGAAGCCTTTTATTGAAGTTAGTTTGGCAGTAGTTGCCGTAGAAGAAGGTACAGGTAAAAACATAGGCAAACTTGGTGCGCTAGTGTGCGAAGGAGTAGATGATGGTAAGACTATTCGGGTTAATGTCGGTAGCGGACTTACAGATGAAGATCGTGTTGTATACTGGGATAATGCTGATACACTTATAGGTAACATCGTTGAAGTAAGAGCCGATGCTATTACACAAAATCAAGATGGTACATATAGTTTACGATTCCCACGCTTCAAAGGATTCAGAGGATTCGTAGTAGGGGAAAAGATTTAACTTATGAATGCAATGCCAATCTTTGGAACTAACTTCGGTTGGGAATATCTTGAAATAGATAATCCTGCTATCGAATCGTTTTGTTATGCAGAGCAAGAAAAATCACCTGCTCCTCATAAGGCAGTAGGATGGCAAAGCGGATTTATTGATTTTAATGTAGCAGTTCTAAAACCACTAGTTGATGCTATCAATGTAAAGCTAGACGAAATAACTTGCTTATATAAAATTAAAAAAGAACATGCACCGGAATTAACTAATGCGTGGATTAACATTAATAAGCCAACCGGCGTTGTTCTAGGGAATAATGTTCCACATTTACACCCTGGAAAATTTGCTAGCTTTGTCTATTATGTTCGAGCAGAAGAAAAATGTGGCACATTAACACTAGTATCACCAATGCACGATATGATGGAATTTGCTATTCCACATCAAGTATATGAAAAGAGAGATGAACATAATAGTACTACTTGGATTGTCACCCCCAAAGCAGGAACCTTAGTTACCTTTCCTGCGTGGGTTAGACATCAAGCAAATCCTAATCACAGCAATACTGATCGAATAAGTATAGCTTTTAATGCAGAATTAAAAGGTCTGCAAACAATATTAAATCCTAAGGAATAAGAATGACTATTAATGTATATTGGACAAGATGCAATCCGGGCGAGACAGAATTACGTATGTCTGGTCTTGACGGAAACTCTATGATTAGTCCATTAAGAATACAGGCACCCGAGCCCCTATTAAAACATATGGATTATAAGGAATTTTTTGGACCAGCGGTGTCTCGTTGTCCTGCAATCATAGACGATTTAAAAAATATCTTTGTTATCAAAAGTCCAGTAGATATGAAGGTTGAGGTTATGGAGGATCATACTATGAAAATCCTTACCCAAAGTGTACAATTTGCACAATCGTTTTTAGGTAATCCGCAGGGTCGCATGGGACTACATCAAATGGCATTGGGCTATTTGTTTATTGCAGAAAAAAGCCTTGTAGCTACCCAACTACCAGCGTACTATGATATCAATGGATTTACAGAAAATTCATTCCTTATCAGTGCTAGCTTTGACGTAGGCAGCTGGTTCCGAGTAGCAGGTAAACCTGCATTTGCCTGGAAGCCGGGTGCAAGAATCGTAGATATTAAAGAAGGCGATGCACTAATGTATTTCAAATTTAACACTTCAGAAAAAGTTAGATTAATCGAATACGACGACACTGAGCATAACAAGCAAGGCGATTGGCGTTTTGATAATACCTGTGCTAGACTTAAACACCAAGGTACCGGAGTAATCCCATTAGCCAAGTGCTATGAATATTTCCATCAATTTAAACTGCGCCAGCGTATTTTAAAAATGGCTAAAAAGAATGTAGTAAAGGACTAAGATGGCACAGCACACACACTATTGGACCTGTAGTAAATTTGCAGACTGGCTGCGTGGTACTGCAAAACCTATGGCAGGAACCATGGAGCAATGGGACGAGTGGAACAAATCTGCTAGCCGAACACATCCTATCCGTTTTTGGTTAGCTGACGAGGGCCTTGGCTATCTACAAGACATTATTACATGGCCCGTAAGGACACTATATGACATCAAATATTACGTCAACAATCGTTGGGTTACTAAGAGTCATGCTCTTACTGCCCACCCTCGCGATATCCGCCCTGGCAGTTGGAGTGACGTTGGTAATCGGTTTCTCCCTTGTCTTTTTAACGAACTTGTTAACTTTGTTGAAGTCGAACTCGCGTGGATGCAGGTAGCATGGAGCGATGAATCAAAGGAAAGATATAAAGCACCATTTTGGTCAAGCGGATGGTTCCGTTGGCGTACATGGCGAAATAAACGTGCTGGTTTAGATAACTTAGGTTGGCAGATGAATCTAACTTGGGGTGATGACGAGTTATTAGATAAAGACGACCCACGCTATGGCAAGCCCACTAGTCAAGCTATAAAGGCTAAAGAGATTTATGAATTATACTTTTGGTGGACTGTAATTCGTCCAGGACGATCCGATCCATATGAAGCCAGTGGTTGGACTGCTGTATGCGAAAAGGCCCGTGAAATGAACGGCGGTAAACTCACCTTTCGTACTCCACCCGAGCTTAAGAAAGAACATGATCGTGCGCACAAGGCTCTTACCAAAATGGAAGCAGCCCATGAAAAAGAAGATGAAGAAATGTTGATTCGTCTTATTAAAGTGCGGCACGGGCTATGGACGTGATTGATACTGATAAAATTTTTATAGTCGACGATATATTCCCCCATTGGCTACAAAACTATATTGAAAAACGTGCTAATACTATTCCGTGGGAGATCCGTGAGAATAAAATAAGTTCAGAGTATACCGAAACTACATTATCCTATCTAAGTTATCAAAATGGACATACTAATGGACCGGATATACTGGAACTTGTTAATATAATACACGAAGTATTAAGTGCTGATGTTATTCCGAAAAATGCGCCGGGTGTTGAACTTACAGGATTTTTTGGACTTCGATGGAATAGTGTAATTAAAGATCATCCGCCAAGTACACATCGTGATTGGGTTGATAGTTCGCAATGGACCATAGTTTATTTTGTAAACTATAGTGATGGGGATCTTGTATTTTACGATACTGATCAAACTACTGA